TATGTATTTACATATTTTTATTTTAATCAAACGAATTTTAAAGCTATATTGACTCATTTTAATTAAATGAACTAAATAAAACAAAGTGATTTGAATATTTGATCTACTTTAACAAAATATTGAATATCGCAAAAACAATTTAAAGATTTTTAAAACAATTTTAATATTTAATAGAACGACCATAGGAGGTTTGTAGCGCTTAGCGTGAGTTCTATTAAGAAATTCAAGAGAGCAACCATAGGAGGTTTGTAGCACATAGTGTGAGTTCTCTTTAAACATTAAAAAGAAAATATTTTAAATTAATTTAAATACAACAACCATAGGAGGTTTGTAGCGCTTAGCGTGAGTTCTATTAAGAAATTCAAGAGAGCAACCATAGGAGGTTTGTAGCACATAGTGTGAGTTCTTTTATTTTAATAGGTATATGACAACAGTTGTATATCAGACTTTGGAAGAGTTACAGATAGAAGAAATTCAATCTTTAAGAAATTCCGATTTTGAATTTTTTAACCAATTATGGAGAAGATTCAGAAGATTTTGGATAAGACATCCTCGTCTTACCCCTATACTGCTGCTATGCGCAATTTTATTGCTACCAGTAGTATGTATAGTATTAAGCACATCGAATGGCAGAAGAACAGAGCCGTATGTTTGTGCGTCGTCCAACTCTTCGAAAGAGGAGGACGTTTTAAATCCCCAGTGCTTTGTTTAGAGAGGGAAGGTCCCAAGAAAGAAACTTTTGAGGCTTTGTATTTGGAAGTTTATAAATTTCTGGAATTATTACCTTTTGAAGTCCAAGGGGATGTAGTGGTTGCAGAGGAAACCACAGAGGGCGCTTCGAAAGAGGAGAATGTGATAATCACGGCTCCTGAAGGGCCCACTGGGGTGGCTTCCACTATTAAAATGGGCCATCAATTGGACTTGTGGTCTAATTCGGAAAAATATTATGATTTTACTGAAGGAAATGCGGCCGTGATGAATAGGTGGTTTCCACTGGATTCCGTACGGGTTTCTACTGCTAACTCAAGAGAAAAAGATGGTGGATTGTTGAAGTCATGGAAGATTCCGGAAGCCCTTATAATGGGTAATTTTTCAACCGTTAATATAATGCCTATGAGATGCTTTATGTTGGGCCAATTGGATTTGGAATTCAAGATGGTCCTGCAGGCAAATCCATTCCAGGCCTGTTGTGTGATGTTGGGAACAATTCCCAACTCTTATGGTTTGGATCCTGGAACAGCTAATATAACTGGTATTAAATGTAGTTCTACAGGAGTGAATATGAAATCTTACCCTTATTCATATGAGAAGTCGTCTAGTTTTTCTTATTCTGATTTCCAAGTAGCAGTCCAACGTCCTAATGTTATGGTTGATGTTAATTCCGGAGGTGAAGCAATTTTGCAGGTGGTGCAAAAATATCATAAAACCTTAATGCGACCCATGGATTTTTCATTTATGAATGAAGTAAATCCGGGTTTCCGAGGTTCAATGACATCTACACTGACTCTGCATTTGCTATCTGATTTACGTACGGGATCTGGTTCTGATACTGAGTTTTACATAAGAGTCTTCTATCGATTTACCCGTTCACAATTGACTGCTATGACAGCTGCTGCGGGGACGGATGTTGGAGTTGTGAAGACTCTTCCTAAAATGACATCTGACGGTTTCTCAAAATATTGGCTCCGTGAACAGCAGTATAGGGCTAATAAGCAAACAATGCCTGTTACTGAATTGGCTACCTATTTGGTTCAAGGTGGAGTGCTTGGGATTGCAAGAGGTGCAATTACTGTCGCTGATACTGTGGTTGGTGCGGCGGAGAAAATTGGAACCCAGGGACGAAAGGGTTTTGTAACGATGAACAGGGATAAACCACGCGAAAGTGTTGGTGTTGTTCAGACTGTTCCGAGACCGCGACGTGATTTCCCAAATGGTACAGGATTGGATGACTCTTTGATTATGGCAACTAATTGGGACCAAGTTGTGGAGTTTTTTGAGAGATTTGACGACGAACCCAAGAACTATAAGGACTTTGTTTCAATCCCTGGATATCATGGCTCGTTTAAATGGTCAAAAACAAATAAAACTGGTTCTCAGTTATACGAATGGAATGTTTCACCGGTTTTTGTTGGAGGGGATTGGAGTTTGGACGCTAATAAATTAAGAAGTCCATTAGCAATTGCATCCTCTAGTTTCACTAACTATTGGGGAACTATGGAAGTCATGTTCCAATTTGTGAAAACAAACTTTCACAGAGGTGCTTTGGAGATTTCGGTGCAGTTCGGTAAAACCGTTAAAGGGAGTGCAATGGAGAGTTCATATGTAAAGGTAATAACAGTTCAAGAAAATAGTGCTTTTTCTGTAACTGTACCATATATATATGATACTGTTGTTAAATCCATTCCGGGAACTTGTGCCCCAATGTATTTGCCGAATGTTACTAATCCTACTTCGTTGCAATATTATCGTTCTTGTTTTTTGACAGTTCGAGTCTTGAATGAATTGACTTGTCCCAATACTGTAACTTCTGAAATTGAAGTTTTAATGTGGATAAAAGGTGGACAGGATTTTGGATTGAATATTGTTAGGCCTGTAAATACTTTGTCCTTTGTGGACACACCTAGTTCTGAAATGCTTTTGCCGCCATCTAATGTACGAGATATAATGGCTTCTAATGCGGCTCCGGCCCAATTATTGTATAATGTTGAGAATGCTGGTATGGAACGAATTCCAGCCGCGATGTATTTGGTACAAGGAGATGATGATTTTGAACAGCGTCCATATGTGGCTAACAGAATGCATGTCCAGGATCATATGGACTTTAAAAATATTTTGAAGATGCCGGTTAAGGTTTTGAATCATTATAAGTACTTGAAGGAGACTACTCTTGAGTATGTTAGTGAAACTAAAACGGTGCCATACACAATGAGGAATTATTTTTGTATGCCGGTTGCGCCTTTGAGTGCCACTTTGATTCATTATTTGAATTCACAACATTTCAACGAAAAATGTGATGTGTTAAAGAATTCGAATTCCGTATATGGCGGCATTCCGATTCAACAGTCCCCGCAGTTTTTGATTAATTCTTTGTTTGGAATGTTTAGAGGCTCACTTACATATACAATTTTAGTGCACACCCAAAAGCCGGTTTATGTTGCTTATATGCCAAATGATTATAGTTTGCGAAAATTGTGTGCCCCATTGAGTGATCCGCCGAAATTTGTGTCTGGTGTGTATACTCTTAAGGCTCGTGATACTGCAATTGGTGTCGGCTCGGATTCGGATATTGATCTTGCTCAAATTGGACTTTATAATTCTATAATAGTACCACAGATTAATCCAACAGAAAAAATTGAAATACCCTACACACATTGTGTCAACTGGTTATTGATGAATCGCCGCATGACTTACAAGGATAGAAAAACTGCTGGCTTGCAGACATTACGGGAGAATTTGGAATGGTTTAATGGACACTTAGTTTTGTGGTCTGATCATGATTTTGAATTCGATCTCTATATGTCCTGCGCTGATGATTTGGAACTCGGTGGTTTTTTGGGATCACGAGGGGTTGTTAATCCTTGGGGTTCAATTGCATCTGTTACTGATAATTGGAGAGTGCAGTCGGATTTTAGTTTGGCGGAAGTAACCTCGAATGGGTGGAATTCCTTTAAGACTTGTGTGGGACGATTTGGAATGTCAGGTTTGTGTGGGGTGATTGGAGCTGTTACTATGCCATTGTTAAGGCCAATTCCTTTGGGGGCGATGGCTTTCTTTGCTCTTGGGGGTTATAATGAAATTGTGGCATTTCGGAATGGATTGAGGAAATTGGATGAACAGGCTCAGACAAAGATTGTTGACCGAATAACTACCGAAGGGGCGAAATTGTTGTTGGGTGTTGTGCGTGAAGCGTTTCCACTTGTGAACATTTCTGCGGCGGGCTTAGATAATTTGTGGGCAGCTGCTCAGCATGTAATACATGTTGCTATGTCACGAAATTGGGCGAATGCTGCTTTTGGTTTCTTTTGTATGATGGTTAAACTGGAAGTTTTTTCACTCTCTGATTGGGTGTCTCTTAAGGACAATTTTGTTAATCTCTTTAGAGCTACCGGGTCGGAGTTTGTGGTTCAATCGGAAGCTGGAGATGCATGGGGGGCTTGTATTGAAGTCCTTGCTACATTATTTTGTGGCAAAATGCAGTTGCAGATGTCTGGTGGCATGAGGCAGCTGTTAATGGAGATTTTCCAGTGGCAAAATTTCAAGGTTGTATCTGGTATTAACTCGATTACTCAGTTGATCCGCAATCTGGTCAAAGCAATAAACACAATTTTCTCTTATCTTACTGAAGAGAAAGACCCGCGTATTAAGTTGCAGAAGTTGTTATCAGCACAGGGAAGTGAAGTGGCAGATTTTGTTGAGGAAGCCACTCATTACCTTAATTTTGTTAATGATTCTGAGTGTCGTAAGAAGGAGACCCGTGTGCGATTTCTGATGGTTATCATTCGAGCCTATAAGCTCAAGGCCGTCTTGGTGGAGTTGTGTAACCCTCAGCTAACCATGCAGTTGATGACACTTTGTAATGAAGTGATAAAGAAAGCAACAAGCCAACGCTATTTGTTTAAGTGTGATTTGGTAAAATCTGAGCCTTTTGTTCTTTGTGTGGAGGGACAATCGCAGCTTGGAAAGTCTTTTGCTACATATGACCTTGCTGTTGAGGGCTTGAGTGAAATAGGGGTGAAGGGCAATATTGATTGTGTGTTTACTGTCTCGCCGGGGGTTAAGTATTGGAATGGATATATGGACCAACCGGTTATCTGGTATGACGACTGGTGCAACTTAACAGATGATGAAACTATGAAAGACCATTTGTCGCAGTTGTATGCTTTGAAGACTTCAGCTCCATTTAATGTACCAAGAGCGGAACTTGAAAATAAGGAACAGATTGCTGCCCCTAATTTGGTTATAATGACAACAAATAATCCGTTTCCTCGCCATGTATCGATGCATTGTCCGCAGGCTGTGTATAGGAGAAGAGATATGCTTGTGCGTTTTGAGTTGAGGGAGGGTTTAAGTAGTGTGAACGATGCTTCGCCTTCAGAACTTGAGAGATTTGAACACTTGAGAGTGCGGGTTTACTCGGACCCTACTGACCCTGCTTCTGTCTCTAATCAGTTGATAACTTATCAAGAGTTTGTTGTTCTATATAGGGAACGAATGAAATTGTTCCATAAGCGTGAGTGTGAAAATAAAGAGAAAAAGTATAAAAAACTTCTACAATTGGTCAAGACGACGGAATTGGATCGCTTGGATTTGGGCAATCCTTTTGAGGAGTTGGAGAGAGCTAATGAGGAGGTTTTGATCAAAGACTTGCCTTCGTTTGTCGTGGAAAGAGAAGTTAAGCGACTCCACGAGTTGCTTCAGAACCATTTGGAACTTTTGAAGATTAGGGTGCGTGATGATGAGGTATTTGTGGCTCAGGTTGATGATGAGTTTTTGGAGCCCAGAGAAATACAGGGGGAGGAAACAAATTTTCAGTACCTGTTTCCTGTTGGAAGGGTTTATGCAGAGGGTGAAAGTATGCCGGAGAGAGTGGATCCCCCAGTTGATGAGACACTGTCATGGTGGCGAAAGTTGTTGGATAAGGTTTATCGAAAAGCTACGGCCGCGGGAATGATTTGTTGGCGTTGTGGCGGAGAAGCTTCTGTTAAGGGCACTTCATTTTGGTGTGCTGAGCATTCGCATCATGTCTGTTTTCATTGTGGAACATTTAGAACGATCCCGTATGCGATTGAACGTGAGTCACGAGAGGTTTTTATGGATGTTATATGTCCCCTGCACAATTCTTCACTCTATGTAAGACATCATGGCATTGTTCGAGACCTAATGAGTTCATTGTTGAATATGATCTGTCTGAAGCCTATGATGTTGATTGCTGGTTTCATTCAGCTGTGTACTAATCCTGAATTGCAACAGTTGTATAGACATCTTAATATTTTGAAGTCCCTTATTAGGACCGTCATTCTGGCAACCCCTGCGGCTTTTTTGGTGCAGGGTGATGAAATTGGAGTTGATGGACAGTATGATGGATATATCACCACTAATAATTATAAGGTGGAGGATTCTTGGGCTCCAACTGCAGAGCAGGCGAACAAGTTGAGGGCTCTCTTTTTGAAATTGGATATCGCAACTACATCTAAGGAGACATATGTTTATGTTTGTCCTCATTCCATCCTGGGAGGGGGTTTCTTGTATCGTGAGGGAAATTATTATCCAATTGTGACGGATGATGAGGAATTGATAATCCCTGATAGGTTGTGTAAGGGAAAATGTGTTATGACTAATCAGCGTTGGTTGGCTCAAACGGCAAAGTTGTTCTGTGTTTCAGAGAGAGTGATGACAGCGTACAATGAAGGGAAGATGGATCTTATTGAAAAGATGATTCCAAGATTTGGCTGGACTGCTGCTATGGTTAGTGGGATCAAGAGAAGAACTTTAGTTAGGAAAATAGTAAGAGCGGACTGGTGGGAGAATTATGTTTTTCCAAAGTGTGATGCGGCCTGGCAGTTTATTAAGAAGGTGGCCCCGATTGTGGCAATTTGTGCGGCTGTTTGGGGAGCTGCTAAAGGATTTAATTGCATCTGGGAATGGCTTCGCGGTGTTATGGGATTTGATTGTGAAACTCCTATCTGGAAGGATAAGACCAATGGATTTAGGACAAATCGGAAGCGTGGAAAGACCAAAACTCCTTTCGCGACGCAGGCAATGACGGAGAATATGTCAAATAAAATGAATAAAATCATTGCCAATTATATTGTTATTGCTGTTGGGGATAAAAGGATGACAGCTTGGGGTTTGAAAGGAAGTACGTTTATATTACCCCGTCATCTGGCTACACGTATAAGAAGATTTACAAAGTTTGAGTTGTATTTCCTGAATAGCGTCTCACGTTCTTTGGTTGTGCTTGTTGAGGATTGTGAATTCCGAGATTATAGCAACAGAGATTTGTGTGCTGTGACAATAAAGGGAGTGCCTGTGTTGTTTAAGGATTGTACTTCTTTCCTGCCGACCAGTGGAAATCAGTTCACTCATGCTAAGGGAGTGGTTTTGGCAGTGGATGCCTATAAGCGACAGGTTGTGGAAAAAGATACTCGCTTGGTTGGAATTAAGTCGAATTTTACGGCGCGTGATGGTGATGAGGATGTTCTTAGTGAATCAGTGGTCATGCACACGGAGCAGGCTCCGGGATTGTGTGGATCATTGGTGTGTGTGGATAGCAATTCTCCGATTTTAGCAATGCACATAGCAGGTAGTGGAGCGCAGCAGAAGGGTGTTGGAATTATGATCTACCGTGAGGACTTTCAGGTTCAGTCTGATATTGAGGAGATAGAGGATACTGGTGAGTGTTGCACCTATTATGGAGATGATTGCTTGTTGGGTTATGAGGCAGTTTTGCCTAAGGACATGATTCCATATATGAGCTCGGTGACTTCCATAAGGGAGTCAATGGTTGCCCAGGATTTGCCACCAACTACGATGGCTCCCGCTTTTCTATCTTCGATTGAGGGTTATCCACATGACCATAGTCCTCTTTATTATGGGGTGCGCAAGAATGGTTTTCCTCCACGTCCTTTTGGTTTAAAGAATATTAGTAGGGCTTTAAGGGTTGTCTCGAATTTGATTCTTGGTGGCACTTTGATAAGAAGGCCACAGGTGTTAACCTTTAATGAGGCAATTTTGGGTTTGCCGGGCCAGTATGTTGATGATCCATATTTAAGAGAGGGTGATATAATTTATTATGGTCCATTACCTTTGGATACTAGTGCTGGTTTTCCTTTCACAACGCCGCGATATCGTAAGCAGTATGGAAGAGGTCCTAAAAAGTCAGAGTGGATTCAGGTTCAATATGAGGATTCCTATCCCACTGGTTGTGTGGTGCATGAAGAAATAGTGAAGTTGTATGAACACCAGATGGAGCTACGAAGGAAAGGAGTAGTCCCGGCGAATTTATTTCAGGACTGCTTAAAGGATGAGAGAAGACCTATTCCGAAGATGATGAAGGAAGGTGGCACTCGTTTGTTTTCTATGAGCAATGTTGTGGGATCTATTGCGTTGCGACAATATACACTCGATTTGACATCTTTTATGCGGAGAAATAGGATTGGGAATGGATCTGCTGTTGGTATAAATCCTGAGTCTATGGAGTGGACGGTGTTGGCTCACACTTTGTTGTCGATGTCACCGCATATATTTACCACTGATTTCACGAATTTTGGAGCGGGGTTGGATTATGGATGTGGAATGGCATTTGTTGAGGTGATCAAACAGTTCTATGAATTGGGGGGTTCTCGGTTGACAGCGCAGGATTCTCGGATCATTGATGTGATGATGCAGGAGCTTATGGGATCGCGCCATGTTGTTGGTGGTCTGGTGTATGCGACTTATTGTGGGAGTCCTTCTGGTGCTGCGATAACTGTCGAGATCAATTCTTTCGTTCACATGATGTATGTCGTGATTTCGTGGATTCTTGTGACGCGGGAGGTGCGTTCAATTGTGAATGATGGTGTCACGTATTTGGATGGCCTTAACGAGTACCTTCGGACGGTGGTTTCGACGGAGGAATTGGGTGTTGCTTCGCGTTGGATGGCTATTGATACATTTAGAGATAGTGTCATTATGGTTGTTTATGGTGATGATGGAATTTTTTCTGTCAGGAGTGATATTCGTAACGTTTTTAATGCCCAGACGATTAATTTGGCGTTGGGTGCTCATGGAATTGGTGTTACGGATGCTTCGAAGGCTTCGGAAATTGTTCCTTACACTGTTTTGAGTGAGGTTTCGTTTTTGAAGCGTTCTTTTGTTCCACATCCCTATGCTCCGAGTTCCATATATATGGCCAAGATTGCTTGGGAGACGGTGGAGGAGTGTGCCAAGTGGATACATAAGAATGAGATGACACCGGAGGAGGCGACCTATGAAAATTGTTATGCTTCTTTACAGTTGGCTTTTGGATGGGGACGAGAGAAATTTGAGGAGTGGAAAGCCACCCTTAATTGTGCATTGGATAGACATAAGTTAAGGAGACTGGAGATTGATTGGGATGATTTGTGTTATACATTTTATCCAACTCTTAGTGTTAAGGAATGGTCTTAGTTTTGTATGTTTTGTAATAATAGTTAATTTACTATTAG